GAATTGAAGTGGTTAAAGAAACCAATGGTGATACTAAGGATTTAATCAAACAAAGAGATTTAAAATTGAGTCTAGTCGATTCTAAAAAAAGTGAAATCGCACAAATTGAAGCGAAAATCAATTTATTGAACAGTGACATTGCTACACTGAAAAATCGATTAGATATGCCCACATTTTTAGGCGAAACGCTTTTCAACGAGTTGATTCCGTTTATTCATAAAGGTGAATGGACTAACGACAACATTTTTGATGAAACGGAACTATATGAAAAAAGTTACGAAGAGTTAGAGAAACGAAGATCACCTCCTATCGACATCAAAACAAACATAGTTAACCTATATAATGCAGTAAGTGAAAAAGATTATTGGGATAGAATTTCTTTAGGTGACATAATTAGAATTCAAAACAAAGAGTTCGGCACTGAATATAGAGCCACTTTAGCTGGGATGAGTTTGAATTTTGATGATTCCACTATTTCTGTAACACTCACAAATGGAAAAAAACCAAAAAGCATTGAGCAGGAATGGTCAGATATGCTCTATAGAAATAAAAAGGCTTCGACTGAATTCAACACTCGTAAAATTGACTACGATCGGCTTGCTACTAACTACAACGCACGCAATGATCGTATTTCCACCCCTCCCTCTCCTCCTACTATCGGAATGAACTCTGTCACTCACAAAGTGAACGAAAATGGTTCTGTTGATATTTCGGTGTCGTGGAATTATCCAACCTCTGATGAAGATAAATACAACATTGACGGCTTTATCGTTCATTGTTATCCTGACACATCCTCAGACACCTATTTATTCGGTGCCTCACTAGCTAAAGAACAACGAATTTCTGTTAGATATGATAAGCGAATAGCTACCTTTACTTCACAAGTCCCAACAAAATATTTCACCTTTGGGGTACAGTCATACAGAAACGTTGAAACTTCGATTAGTTCAAATGGTTTTTTGCTATCTGATATAGTTCAACCACAAGTTCCAAGTGAAAATCCTTACAGGCCATCTAATACCGTTGAGGTTAAAGGAAAAGTAAATGGATTGTATCAGATTTCTACGAATGAAAAACCTGTCAACCCTGACGTTGGCACCATTTGGATTGATCCAGCGAACAATAAGTCAGAACTATACGATGGAGAACAATGGATTGTTCAATCTGCTGGTAGCGCAGACTCGTTAAACGGGATCACTCCTGCTTTACATGAAGAGCCTAATACTATACCAGTTAGAGATGATAACGGGGTGATTTCAGCATCTATTTCGGGTAGCGCATCTAAGTTAGGTGAGTATACAGACCAGGACTTTATTTTAAAGACAGATAAAGATGCACCAAATGGAGTTGCAGCATTAGATGCTAACGGAAAAATTAAGTCGACCAATCTTCAGCAAATTAATTATGTTGGTACATATATCGGCAACGGGACTCAAAACAGAACAATCCCTCTCCCCTTCACCCCTTCCATTGTTAAGATTAAATCCACAGTTCAAAGCGACCCTGCATTAGCTATTGTTAGCGCAAGTGGCGGTTATGCGGAGGAAATCTCTGGATCAAATATCTATTTTAAAGGAATAAACAACCTTCCCGATAACACAAACGGACGACTTGCAAATATGGGATTTATTACCGGTTCTGATTCAACTTTTAAAGGCAACAAACAAGAAGTCACATACTTCTTCGAAGCATATAGAAATCTATAGGAAAGGAGTGATTCTATATGGATTTCCCAAAACTTTATAACGATCCAATCTTATACCACAAAAGAAAAAACACTTACGATGATCCTTATATGAGCTATGATGAAACCCACTCTATTCTAAATGGACGGATATTTTTAACTGAAAACCCTAATCGTGAAAATAGAGTTGTAATAAGTGGTGGAAATACTGAGTGGAAAGAAATTGAAGATGGTGAATTAGAAGATGACTGTTATCGTGTTGATTACATGATGGGAGTTGTCTTTTTTAATGCCTCTAACGAAGGAAAAGAATTGCAAGTTAAATACGTTGGCGAAGGTGCTCACTTCTTCCCTGCTGCACGCATTTGGATTAAACGGTCAGGTAATACAGTAGTCGAGACACTTCAAGGTCTAATTGATGAAGCTGAAGATTGTATTATTCGCATGAACGAGAGAATCTTAGAATGCGAACGGGTCATCAAACGCTGTATAGAAATAACTACTTGGTGCCGTCAAATCACCTCGCAATATGAACGTGTCGTTGAAGAAACAAAGAAAAAATACTACCCGTCTGTCAACAACTACTCAGATTTAATTATTGAATATCCAAACCCTCAAGTTGGTTGGACTGTTGCTGTTAAGAATATAAAAACAGTTTATCGATGGGATGGATTCGAATGGGTTGATATAGGTGTTTCAGAAGTCTATGAAGGATTCAATATTCTTTTGAGTGCTTATGAGCCGCACAGTTTAAATTATATTTGGTATCAAGATGAGGGTTTAAGTCCTATAAAGAAAAGAGTTGTTATTTCTAACGCAGCTCCAGAAACAGGACAGATATGGTATAAACCTGATTGATACACATAAAGGAGGAATTAATTAATGGGTTTTAGAATGCCAGATCCTGCTACTGGTGAATATGTACCAATGGCCATTGAATTGCTGAAATCTGACGGTGTTGGATATACCGCACCTGAAATTAAAGCCAAATTTGATGGAATTCTAGATTCGGTAACAAACCTGTCCACAACAACTACTGACAAGCTAAAAGAAATGGCTGATTTAATTGGAGACATTGGTGAGCTTGCAGGTGATACTGGAAGTATTGTGGACACAATCAAAAAAGAACTGAATCAGCGTGGGATAAATGTTAAATGGCTAGGAGCAGTTGGAGATGGTGAAACAGATGACACTCCAGCCTTTCTTGCTGCAGAAGCATTGTCTAATAATGAGTATCCTATTTTCGTACCACCAGGAACATATTTAGCTGATCAAGCCGATTTAAAAGGAAATTATTTTGGTAATGGTGCGTTCCTTATTGTCAAAGAAAGAGAAGCTTTCAACGCTACTGCTCCTCCGAGTCAAAAAAGGGATCAACGTCTATTCCCTCTTACAACTTCTCCTCTACCTATTCTGAACGAATTCTACGGCAAAAACTCAGGATACAAAATCACTTTAGATGCTTACGGAAACACATCTACAGGAGAAGAGTCTCTAAAAAATCTTACTTCTGGTAAGCAAAATACAGCTATTGGCTTCCTATCTCAGATGAACAACCAAACGCAATACTCAAACGTTTCAGTCGGTGGAAGTACTTTAGCACAAGGAACTTATTATAGTCGTACAACAGCTATCGGAAACAACTCCTTAAAATGGGCTGGTATTAAAGATCCAATCGTGTCTAGACATGAGCTGTGGCTAAATGAGAAGGATTTAAACAACATTTGGAACATTTCAGGAACAGATTCTTACATCTTGAAACAAATGAACCCTGAAGTTGAAAAATTGATTCAGCCTACTGGATACCCTGCTCCTCAAGGCGCTGTCATTGTCAATGAAGGAGGAGGCTTTCCCGCAGCTACTTCCTCATCTCAAGTACTAGGTAATACTGGTGTTGGTCGTAACGCTCTGCTTCAATTGGTTAGAGGTATCCATAACACTGCAATTGGATATCAAGCTCTTGCAAGATCTTATACGACTGAAAGATGTACTGCTATTGGCGCATTTGCATTAGCTAACAACCTTGCTGGTAAAGAAAACATTGGTATTGGTAGAAACGCAATGAAGTATAACCAGACTGGTCAAAAGAACATTGTTATCGGCAATAACGCTATGGGTTATGATGTTTTCGGCACTAGAAATATCTTCATTGGACATCAAGCTGGACAAAGATCCAACGGAAATAAGAATGCGTCTCATACTTTAAATACTGTTATTGGTACTTATGCTCATCAAAACAAAACAGATGGTGAAGCGAACGTTTCAATCGGTGCTAGAACACTTCTAAATGGTGCAAATGGTAGTCGAAACGTTGTTGTAGGTACTGAAGCTGGTATCAACTATACTGGAAATAATTCTATTATCATCGGTAATAAAGCGATGCCTAACAGTAACCAAGATAGGCTGCTATGGATTGATTATGGAAATGATGGCAATGCCTCTCCTTTCATATACGGTGATATGGGAAATAACATTATGAACGTTCGTGCCAACTTGCGACCTGACACTGATGCTTCTCAATCGCTCGGTGCTCCTTCAAGACGATGGTCTAACATTTATGCTTCAAATGGAACAATCAATACTTCTGACGAAAGATACAAGCAAAACATTACTGATATTCCGTCTGAATGGTTAGATGCCTGGTCTGAAGTAGATTTTTGTAGATTTAAGTTTAAAGATGCGGTGAGTGAAAAAGGAAGTTCTGCAAGATGGCATATCGGTGTAATTGCTCAGAGAATTGATGAAGTGTTTAAAAAGCATGGATTAGATGCAACCGAAATCGGATTGCTTTGTTATGACAAATGGGATTCTGAATTTGTAAACAAAGTAGATTCTAAAACAGGTGAATTCACTGGAGAAACAATCGAAGTCGTAAAAGGTGGATACATGTGGGGCATTCGTGCTGATGAGTGTCAATTCCTAGAGATGGCTCTAATGAGACGTGAAACCGAAAAGATGCAACAAGAGATGCGTGAACTTAAAGCAGCTTTATTAAAATAAAACTATGATTTTATAGGAATATATTCAATACATAACAGAGAAAGACAGAGCATGTGTGAGAACGAGAGAGCTTGGGTTATCCCCTGCTCTCTTTTTGTGCTCAAAAAATTTATTGGAGGAATTTACTTAATGAACATTATTCAAAGTTTGTTGACTCCCAACAAATACTCCAGACCTCAAACAGCTTTAAAAGGTGTGAAAGCTGTAGTAATTCACTGGGTTGCTAATCCAGGATCATCAGCACAAGGAAACCGCAATTTCTTCAACAATCGTAAAAGTGGTACCTCGGGCTTTGGATCAGCACATTACATTGTCGAAGGTACTAAAGTAATTCAGTGCTTACCAAATAGTGAGTTAGCTTATCATGTTGGATCCAATGTTTATACAGCAAGCGCCCTTAGAAATCTGAGTTCATACCCAAATAATTGCACAATTGGCATTGAAATGACTCATCCTGATTGGACTGGTAAGCCTGATGCCACAACTTATAAAACAACTGTAGAATTAGCTGCTTCCCTTCTCAAAACTTACGGACTCAAATCTGAAAACCTCTGGACACACCATCAAGTCGTGGGATGGAAAGACTGCCATCGTTATTACACTAACAACCCAAGTGCATGGGTTCAATTTGTCAGTGATGTTAATAAAGCTTTAACAGGTAAAACTGTAACTATCCCAACACCGAAGCCATCAGACAAAAATGATCTTGAGTTAGTTGAAGCTTACGGTCTTGGCGATAAAGGTTCAAAAGTTAAAGAAATTCAGTCTAATCTAATTAAGCTTGGCTATAAATTGCCTAAATACGGTGCGGACTCCCACTTTGGTGATGAAACTGTCTCTGCTGTGAAGGCATTCCAAAAGGCAAACAAGCTTGCAGTAGATGGAATCGCAGGTAAAGCGACTCTTGCTAAGATCAAAGAGTTGTTAACTAAATCGAAAACTCCTTCTTCCCCAACTCCCTCCAAGCCTAGTTCTTCTAAAGCGAGTGGCTCTCTAAAATCTAAAGTAGACGGTCTTCGATTTTATGCCAAAGCTTCATGGGATGATAAAGATGTTGTCGGTACTGTCAACAAAGGCGTTGGCTTCCCTACTGTTGTCGAAAAAGTTAAGGTCGGAACATCATATCAATATAGAGTGAAAAACTCTAAGGGTACAACTTATTACATTACCGCTTCTGATAAGTATGTTGAAGTAACAGGCGCAGTTAAAACATCTGCTCCTGCTAAGAAAGTCACAAAACCAAAACAAGCAGCTAAGGGCTCATCAGTTAAATCTGTTGGAAAGATTAAAATTATCGGCGTGTCAAATGCAGCTATTATTATGGATAAGCCTGATCGCAATTCAGCCAAGAATTTAGACACCATCGGACTAGGAAAAACAATTGAAATTTCGGGATCTGTAAAAGGTTCTAACAACCCTAAAGGATACTGGGAAGTAATCCATAAAGGTAAACGAGCTTATATTTCAGGTCAGTATGGAAACAAAGTATAACTAAATTAATATAGATTTTTGTGGATTTACAAATATCCATGAGAATTTATGAAAATCAACTTCAAGGAGGTGAACTAAAATCACCTCCTTCTCTAAGGCTGGTGTCATATGGAAAGTAATGACGTTCATGTTCGCATAAGCTTGCTTGAAGAAAAATCAAATCAGCAAGCCATTCAAATTGTTAAGCTAGAAGATAAAACAAATACACTCAACAGAATTGAAATGATATGCGAACAACAACTTGAATTTAATAAAGAGTCTCAAAAGCAATCGAAAGAGTTAACTTCAACACTCATTGAAATGAGTAATAATTTAAAAAACCTCAATAAATCTTATGAAAAATTAGATACACGGGTTGAAACTCTTGAACGAAGTGATTCAACAAGAAAGATAGATCCTTCGCAGTTTACCAAAGATATTTTTTATAAAATTCTCCCCTCAGTAGCTGCAACGATAATCGGAGCATATTTGCTATACCATTTCGGAATTAATAAATAAGGAGCTTGATGTAATGAAAATCAACTGGAAAGTACGTTTAAAAAAGAAAACATTTTGGGTGTCAATCCTCTCAGCCACCCTTTTATTCGTTCAAATGATCGCTGAGGCATTCGGTTATGACTTAACAGGATTTGGCGATGATCTAACTGTGAAATTTAATGCACTTCTCACATTCTTATCTATTGTCGGTATTATAGATGACCCTACTACTAAAGGTGTATCTGACAGTGATCAAGCTTTAGAATATGACGAGCCTAGAAAATAATGAATACTGTCAACATTAAATATTCGCCATACCCAAATAAATTCAGTGAAGCTCACATTAATGCTGAGGGTGAGGAAAAAGTTCTAACTCTGTTGTTAGACGAAGTTGAAGTTCCCCAAGCTGATGAAGAAAGTGAACCAGCTATCTTCCCCGTTCTCAAGATTTCACTCTCTGAAGGCTTGGGCAACGAAGACATTTTAAGGATGGAAAAAGAAGATGCTAAAGCATTTCTTCAAGTTTTAAAAGATATGATTAAACAAATGTGAGAGGGGTAATCCCTCTCTTTTTTTCATTTTTAATGGAGGTTAAATTATGCGATTAGGATCTGGATACAAAGGCTCTTTAAAACTAGAGTCAACAAACATTGAGAACTTCGATATTGTCCCTCCAGAATCAAAAGGTTCGAATAGACCGACACAGTTTTATAAATTTCAATTTCGCAATGACCAAGATTGCACTGTTTCTATAAATCACGGAGAACCCATTTTCATCAGGTCTGGGGATGGCTTTTCAATGGATCATATTGACACTCCTATCTTTAGCTTTGTAATCAAAGAAAAAGGGATTCAGTATAACTTTGCTGGTGCTCACACATGAGTTTTTTTAATCCCAGATTAAACAACGGAATATCACTGAAATGGTCTTTTGAATATACGCCTGACGAGAACGAGCGAATGGTCTCGTTTATTGAAGTTCCAGATTACGACCCAACTAAAGATCAACTTTCAGTTATTGTTGGAGGAGTTGAGTGCTCCCCTTCCTCTTATGTAAAAACTGATAAAAACAAAATAACCTTTAATAACCTCGTTGATACGAATTTGTTCGAGATCATGGTGAGATGTTTTGGATAGAAATGAGGTGATAATTTGAATTTAATCTTACAGACCATACAACACTTAGCTGGCAAAGAGGCAATCCTGGTTGTTGAAAGTAAAGCAAAGCTCTCAAACGGACTAGAAGGCGCTATCTACGCTGTTTTAAATGATGAATCCCAATCTAATAAGCCAACTCTCTATATTTATAAAAATGGAAAATTTGAGCTTGTTAGAGGGTCATCTGTCGGTGATACAGAATTAAGTTTTCTTGACCTGATAGACACGCCTGCTTCGTATGAAGGGTATGCGAACAAGTGGATTAAGATAAATCCAAGTGGTACTGGGCTAATATTTGTTGATGCTCCGCAAGGTGGTGGATCAGGCGTATTCTCCAGCAATACATTTGGTTCTGCTGCTTTAGCAATCGAAGTCACAGGGTATTAATTATGAGTGTGTTCAAGAAGGAAACCATTAAGAAAAAGAATCTTTATAATCGGATTCTATCCTTATTGATTGATGCTGGATGGACTAATGTTACATCGAATCCTGGTACAGATTTTGATGTTATGTATTCAACTGGGGAGACTGGTAAAGAGATTATCTATTTTAATATTCGTCCTTTTGCTAGTGCAGTTACTTCCCCTTCTGTTTCAACAAATTTTTCATCAACGGACTACGCTTACTTTTCCTTCAGATTATGCAAGGAGTACACCCCCTCTTCTACTCCAATGAATTCTGGAACTTTCAAAAGAAATGAAGCTTGGAATATTGTTTTTATAACAACTGCAGCAACGCTCAACCCAGAAACTGACTTGACTTTGTATTATTCAGTAAATAGAGATCGGATAGTTTTCACTGTCGTCCCTCCCACTATCTTAAGGTCTAATGCCAGCATATGCTATTTTGGGAAGCCTACTATTTATGGTAAAACAGCTAAGAATGTTAATTGCCTTTATGCCACTTCAGCCAACCCATTGACTACTGGAAAAGCATTAATAGACGATCAAGCAGATTATCCTCAAGCAGCTTCTTATTTATTAAGCACCTTTATGAGCGATAACATAACCAACATTTTTGGCACTATGTTCATAAGCCCAATTGCTTTCGGTGATACCCTAGAAGGTGTGAGAGGTTATTTAGACGGACTGTATGCTATAAAAGACACTGCCCTGTTAGATGGAGATGTTTACATTGACTCTAATACAAAGAAAAAATATAAGGTGTTCTATACTTACTACACGACTAACCGAACAACCTCTTTTCCGTCAAATTATATTGGGATCGAGGTGGAATAATGGATAAGCTAAAAGGATTTGTAATGGCCTCAACTTTATATGGTCAGAGAAAGCCTTCGTATACTAAAGTTAAGATTGTTCCAGCTACACCTGTTGTAGGATTAAGGGACTCGAATTTCGAAAAACAGATTATTGTTTCGGATCCCTTTGCTATTAAATCAGCCAAGAAGAAAACTGATATTAGAAAAGGTTTCGTTTTAGGTGGATCGTCCATGAATGCCCCTAGACAAACACCATTAGAGCATAGTTGGACTAAGGGGATGAAGAATTAATGTCTGATACAATTTTCAATAAAATAACTGTTTTAAAGAAAGATTTATATAGCAAACTAAAGCAAATCATGCTCGAATCAGGATGGCAAAATATCTCTAGTCGTCCATCAACTGATTATGATGTGATGTTTTCAAATGGTGAGAATGGAAAGAAGGAAATTTATTTTCAGATTAGAGATATTGCCAGTACAACTACAGGCTCATCCACGACATTTTCAAATACAAATTCACGATTTTTCTCAATGAGACTATCAGGTAGGTATCTGCCTGGATCTTCTGGTGTTGCTGGAACATTTGCAAAAAATAGTGATACATGGAAAGCTGTAGCGATAACTTATCAATCAGAAATCCTTCCTAATCAGCCAATCGAACTTTATTACAGCTGCAATAAGGACAGACTTATCTTCTTGACTGACTATTCTCTGTCGCTTACACTACCATCTACATTGAATTACATAGGTGTTCCCGTAACTTTCGCAGATGAACATGAGTGGAGTTCTTGTGTATTTGCATCTAGCATCGGAAGTGGCAGACGTTTATATGTAACTGATATCAAAAATGAT